AGCTATGAACCCTGACGCTCCTTTGTGTAAGAACCACTGGAAGTTCCAAGCTGACCAAGTGACAGCTAACAGGAATAGCTGGTACATCCCACAGATGACTCCGACAAAAGCGGAGACTGATCAGGATGTTATCGACTTCGTATCAAGAATCTTACCTGCATAATTATGAGCGAAGAAAATAATACAACAGGAAAGATACTGGTTCTCCAAGAAGAACTAGCAGAAATAGAAAAGATCAGAGAAGAGATTGCAGATAAATTAGCAGTACTCCAAGCATCTGATAACAAAATGGAAGCACTAACTGAAGCGTTCATCGCTCGTATTAGTGTTTTAGAAGAAGAGGCCAAAGCCCAGCCTGAACTTATATAAAAATTGTAGGCTGTGCTTCGTTTCACAGCCTACCTGATCCTGTGGGGGGATCACAGAGGGAATGGCCCGCCTATGTGTTTAGCTTTCTTACACGTAGGCGGGCCTACTCAACTAAATTATGAATACAATCGCAATAGATTTCGAGAGTTACTACGATAGAGAATGCTCAATAAAAGTATTAGGACTCCTTGGCTACTTTTCTCACCACGCATTTGATGCATATAGAGTAAGTGCCGTCGGAGACGAAGGAACTAATTTCGTAGGGTGTCCTAAGACTGACTTTGACTGGTCTGTCATCGAGGGCAATATGGTGATAGCCCATAACGCACAATTTGACGAGACGCTTTACCTGTACGGAGTGGAGAAAAAATGGTGGCCTTATTATAAGTACGACCAATGGATGTGCTCTGCTGACCTAGCCGCCTTTTGTGGGCTCCCTAGATCACTTAAAGGAGCCACTACTACGCTCTATGAATTAGAGGTAGATAAATCCACACGGGATAATATGTCGGGCAAACGCTGGGAGGAAATGTCTGAAGAGTTTCAAAAGGAAGTAGATGAATACGCTTTAAAGGATTCTGAACTATGCCTAAAACTATGGCAGGATCTAGCTGGGGATTGGCCTGAACATGAAAGGCAGATCAGCCTAACTAATAGGAGATGTGTCCAACGTGGAATTCCTATAGATACAAAACTCCTACTTAAACAGCAGAAAGAAATAGCTTCTAGATTATTTGAGGCAGAGAACTGCATCCCTTGGATAAATGAGTTTCCTCCATTATCTAGGAAAGCCTTTAATGAGGAATGCCATAGAGTGGGGCTAGACCCACCAGCTAGTCTTGCGTTAACTGATGAAGACGCAAATAAATGGATAGCAGAGAACGAAGAAGAATATAAATGGATCTCTGCTGTACGAAACTACAGGAGGATTAACTCTCTAAAGCGGAAGTTGGAATCTTTTGAGTACGCAACAATGGGAGACGATAGGTATTACGGAGGCATACTGTACCACGGAGCGCATACAGGTAGGTTCAGCGGGAGTGGGGGCAACCTTAACCTTCAAAACTTGCCCAGAGGTGAGATGTTTGGTGTGGATCTTAGAAGCCTCATCGCTCCTAAGAAGGGCAAGAAGTTAGTAGTGGTAGACCTATCTCAGATTGAGGTACGTACACTTTGCTGGCTTGCGGGAGACGAGACTACTTTGGAAGAGATAAAAGATAGCGATGACATCTACGAAGCATTCGCAGTGCGCTTTGATAAATGGGATAAAAGCAAAGGGGTGCTTAAAGAAGAAGATCCTTCTTTAAGACACTTAGTTAAAACAATGGTACTTGGTTGTGGTTACTCAGCATCAGCTAAGAAGTTCGCTATGATCTCTGACATGGAGGAAACGGAAGCTATAAAAGCAGTCTCTTTATATAGGACAAAAATGAATAGAGTAGTTTCACTATGGCACAAACTACAACGTGACCTTCACGTAGCCTACTCACTAGGAGAAGAATTTTCTATTGAACTACCATCGGGGAGATCTCTTAACTATGGGAAAATAGACTCCCTTATGCAGTACAGCAGAAGAAACTATATTGCTTTAATTGCAAAAGGAATGAAGAAAGTTCCCGTAAAACTTTATGGTGGGCTTCTCTCTGAGAATGCATCACAAGCCCTAGCCAGAGATATCTTCGCCGACATCTTAATAAGGTTGGAGGCAAAGGGGCTCCAAACAATTTTCCATGTGCACGATGAAGTGGTCATCGAAACTTCTGCTAGTGAAGCAGAGGATGTACTAGAAGCAGTGATAGAAGAAATGAGAATCCCTCCTAAATGGATTCCCGATATCCCTCTAGATGCCGAAGGAAAAGTAGTAGACCGATACGAAAAATAACAAAGAAGACAAACAAAATAATATGCGATACAGATATCTAAAGAACCTTTCAGAACACAACACACTTACCTGTGATGACTTGAGTGTGCTCTCACAAAGAAAACCAGAACTCCCCGATCAGGATGCTCGGACAGCATGGAGTTCTAACCCTAGCACGGACCACGTTTTCTATTCGATGAACGAGGGGCTCCTGCCATCAGTTAGACTGAGTGTTAATGGGGAAAATAAAGTATGCGCCGTGTGGGGCATCGTAGCCGAATACGACAAGTACGATGTACCTTGGGACATAATAGATGACCTCATTAAAACGCAAAGCAGTATAATGCCTACGTGGAGATCAAGGACAGGATCAGGAGGTCTTAGGTTGGTATGGGAGTTTGAATCAAAGCTACTTATCGATCATGGAATGTTCCGTGCGTTTATGAACGCTATGGCGAAGCTTTTGAAACTGGAAAGACTATTCCAAGATTTCGACTCCAGTTCTTTAAAGTTCAGTCAGTACTTCGAATTAGGAGAAGACTGGACAAAAGTGGGGGAGCCTATCCCGAATGATGTATACAAAGGAGTTCTCCTTAAAGTGGCAGTAGACAGCCCACCACAAGCAGAGGGAAATATATCTATTCCTATATCCATAGTAGCAGAAGAGGTACACACAAACCCTAAGTACAAGGGGAGGTGGGGAGAAGATTTTAGTGTAGGCACAAGAGGACCATTATTTTGGATTGATGACGGCATTGAAAGAGAAGGGTGTCAAGTGGCTGAAGACGGTATGGTTTGCTACAGCGACAGGGCAGGTAAAGGATTCTTAACTTGGAAAGAGATTTTTGGCTCTAAGTTTGTTGAGGCTTATGAGTCGAAAAAACTACTGGCGTTAACTGACCAGTACTGGTTCAACGGCACTAAGTACTACAAAGATATTAAAGGCATCCCATCTCAAGTCCCAGAAAAGCAGGTTCTACTAGAACTTAAAAGAGCTGGGTTCTCTCCCAGAGTGAGGAGAGGGCAACCATTATCAGAAATGGAAGCCGCTATATTAACTATACAAAATGAAAGTCGGATAGACGAAGTAGCTCCTGTTATATTCAGCAAAGATAAAGTGGTTCTATGTAACTCACATAGAATATTAAATAGTGCCAATGTGCATCCAGTAGAACCTGCTGCCGATGGTGACCCGAAGCTATGGCCGTTCATTCACAAATGGCTGGGCCAACTATTCAATACAAAAGAATCATTGAATTATTTCTATGCGTGGATGCAGAGATTCTATATCGCTGTATATAACAAAGAAGAGGCACAAGGACAGGCGCTACTCTTAGTAGGCCCAACCAATAAAGGAAAGTCCCTGCTATCTAACAGAGTCATAGCCGCTTTAGTGGGCGGGTTTGCAGACGCTTCGGAATACTTATCGGGACAAACAAACTTCAATAAGGATCTAGCTAGAGTTGCGGCATGGGTAATCGATGACACAACTTCAGCGGCTTCCTTCCAAGAGCAACGGAAAGCCACGGAGTTAATTAAGAAGAGTGCGGCTAACCCAAGGATAGAGTACCATGCGAAGTATGCAGACGCTGTGACACTGCCGTGGACGGGTAGGGTTATTCTCTCATTGAACATGGACCCAAATAGTTTGTCTGTTATACCAACACTAGACTCCAGCAATAGGGATAAACTAATGGCTCTTAGAATTTCTAAAGAGGCAACGAGTGAGTTCCCGCCTAACGTAGAAGTCGAGGCTACCATCAGAGAGGAACTACCTCACGTTGCTAGGTGGCTAACAGATAGCTTCGTAGTACCTAAAGAAATGGTGGGCCAAGCTAGGTTCGGGGTCAAATCTTTCATCGACCCAGAGATAGAAGCCGCCGCCTATGATAACTCAAGCAGAGCCCTTGTAGCGGAGCTTGTAGAGTTCTTTGTTACGAAGGCCAGAGAGTACGGGAAAGAAGGGAAATGGACAGGAACGCTTACCACCTTCCTTGCAGAACTACATGATTATAATGGAGGTAGAGCAATAGGCTTATCAGGGAATACAGAGTTTATGAGACGTAGTATGCAAATAATGGAAGAAGCTGCTAAGTCCAGTAAGAACGTCCGTCCGATATGGACAAAATCGACAGGAGGAGGAAAGATCTTGTACATTGATTTGAACCCAAAATGGGATATAAGTAATGAAGCAGAAAATGACTAGAGAAGAGATAGATGAGTTTTGTGAGTTAGCGGCTCCTAACGAATCTATCATAGTCCCTGACGGTTTAGATGGGGCATTTATAGGAATAGCGACGGAAGAAGAACCACCTCAAGCTGTGTACTCAATAGAGAGATGCGTCCAAATTCTAGCTAAGGATATGAGTCAGGAGGAAGCAGAAGAATATTTCTGGTTTAACGTAGCGGGATCACAGGGGGAAGGTTTCCCCCTGTATATCTCCACACCAGAGGAGACTTATTGATAATCAATAGGCTTATTTAAATCTTCAATAGGTAGGTGAAAACCTGAGCTTTTAAAAATAAAGCCGTCATCATCAGACTCGCCTCTTTGTTTGAACACGGACTTCTGCATGAACTTAGTCGAAGGCATCCAGCCTAAGACCCATACAAACATAAAGTCTTTCCTGACTCTAGTAAAAAAATAAACATCATTGTCGGGTACGAATTCCCTTTTCCCATTTATAGAAGCTATGTAATTCTTTTTTGGGATCGAAGCACATGACTTTGACTTCACTTCAACACGGCGCTTCTTGTGTTCTATGTCATGGGTGTATGTAGTATCTCCCACATACTTGCTCCTCTTGATAAACTTATGTACTGCGATCTCGCCTAAACACCCAGCCATTCTCCCCATGCCTCTGGTAAATGAATTAGGTAGAACCCCCATATCACAAGACCTTTTATGGGCTACAACTAAATCGTCGCTTACAGGACGGTAGACTGCGAAGTCATCTGTAAACGTGAATTTCTTTTTTGGGTAAGCCAAGATTATATATCTTTAAATTTAATACGTTTTAGGAACTGCCCCCAAGCAGGGAAGAAAATTTCTTCCATACAACGGACAACAGCTTCTTGCTCGTACGATTCAAGGAAGCCTACGCCACTTAAAAGCAGACTGGCCTCCATCATTTCGTGGCGTATAGTTTCTAATAACGCCCTGTTACGGATATCAGAATTGATCTGTATTGTTTTCTTGTCATGGAAATAAAGACCGTAAGGTGGGTCTTCTCCACTTAAAGGGACTACCTCAAGCTTTACTCTATGCCCTGCAATGGAAATTGTTTTGGGGAGTTCCACTCTACCACCTTTCAGCAAGTTCTTTGTAAAGGGTTAACCCTCCCGCAATAGCATCAGCCACTCCTTCTTTATGTTTCAAAGCAAGCTCCCAGTCCTCTTCATTACTACCAAAAAATGGCTCCGCAATACAAGCTGGCATACAGGTAGCTCTGAGAAACATAGCTCCTCTGCTGCCTTTCTGTCTGCCTTTAATCCCTCGACTGGTGAACAAAGGGAAAGAATCTTCAAATGAGTCACGTAAAGAACGAGCTAGTAACCTACCTTTCTCTGAGGTGTTCCAGTATAGCCACTCATGCCCTGTGGCTTTAGGAGTAGCAGAATTAAAGTGTAGC